CAATACTGTGATTTATCTTTTCTTGATACGGTTCGATGACTTGCTTATTAAATATCTCAAGTCCCGTAGTCATTTCATCTTTATTGCTACCGAAGCCTGATGTTTCGCGAATACCAAACAGCAGCGGTGTAGTAACTCGGTGCGCTGTGATTATCTTTTGCTGCGCGGTAGTATCCATAAGTTGATACTGCTTATCCGCATCATTCACGGGGAATGGTGTTATCTCAGTCTTTGGTTGATCGCGTTCGTTAAAGAACATTACCACCTTGCCCGCATTGCGTGCGCCGCTCATCTTATTCTCCCAGTCCATCATCATCTGTTGCTTCTGCTCAGGTGTTGCCTGACCATTGTAGAAGTTGATAATAGTTGACGGGAATAGACCGTTGCTAATTTGGTTGATGTGGAAGATACTTATCTGCTTGTCGAGTTCGATGTAGTTAATCGCACTCCAGTAGTCAGGTCTTGGGTAGCTTTGTGAGCCTGTGTATGTGAAGCACCAATAGATTTGGCGTGGCTCTTCGTTACGTGTAAGGTAGTTATATTTTGGGATGAACTCAGGCGTGTTCTTTTTCTTGCGAGTGTTTGACCAGTCATAGCTGTGATAAATACCAATCTCATTCTCATCATCCTGATTCACTGCAATACGGCATTCTTCAAATGGCAGTGCGTTCAACTTGCTGATTACGGTACGGTCATTTGACCAAATAACTTCGATAAAGAAACCGCCAAACAATTTCAAGTCATGCGCACAAGCATACGTCAACTCATCAATCTTGAGTGCGTCAAGTTCAGCCTGATATTGCTCTGACTTAATTCCCTTCCCGGCTATCATGTCACCAATGGCCACGATAAGCGAACCATGCACGGGCGATTCATGTGACAAGTCACGCAAGTACTGCGGGAAGTCGTTAGTTGCTCCGTAGTTAATCCAACCTTTGCGGTCAATCTTTTCAGCATCTGACTTAGCAACGTATTCGCTAAGCTTCAAGGATACAATATTTGATTCGTTATGGTTCATAGATTATATCATTTGGTATTATACTAGGTGGTACATCAAACCAAGTGGTATTGTCAGTCAAAACTACATAGCCGCGTTCAACAATGCCGACTACTGCGGCGTTTGTTGGGTTGATATTTACAGCTGAGTTTTGTCCGTACACTTCGTAGCGATACCTGCCCGCTAATGTAAGACCAACCGTAGTAACTGATAGCTGTGTAATACGCACATTTTCATTCACAATCGTTGCCACCTGCGCTAGCGAATCCCCTACTGTGCTATTTTCTTCGTGCGTTAGCACAATCAAGTAATGTGTGAAGGCTGTTGCATAGTACTGCCGAGCCTCATCTAGTGATAGATATATAGTCTGATTCGCTGTATTTACTGGGAGATATATCATATCGTTTATATTGAAAGGGGGCAGCATAACACCACCCCCTTCTTAATCAATGAATAAACACAAAAAACAATCAGCAAGCACGATTAGTAAGCGGGGCTTACTGTAATTCCTGCGAAGTTGTCGAATGGTACAGCAGTGAATGGCTCAAGGTGTACAGCTGGAGTCAATTCCTCAGCAGTAGCAGTCACCTGATATCCCATCAAGTCCGCCTTCTGCGCACCTGATTGAACAGTGCCGGCAGTAAGTTGACATCCTTCACCTGCACCAACCAATAGGATTTGATCATCGTTTGTGCGAACGAACGCGATAAACTTCGCCTTAGCCACATTCAAGAACTCATTGCGCATATCCTGATTCAACTTACCAAATGTCCATTGAATTTCCTGAGAGAAAAACAATGTACCAGTCTCAAGATTCTTCTGCACTGTTTCAACATAAGAGCCCGAGTTACGGAATGGAACGTAGCGGTAAATTGTAGCACTAGGCAAGCCGTCAACCTCACCATTAGTACCACCGTAAGTGATACCGCTAGTGAAGTCATCGTAGTTAGCAATCAATATTTCTTTAACACCTCCAATGCCTTCAAGACATCCGAGGGTGAACCCTTTAGTTAAATCGCAAGCCATATTTTTAAGTTTTAAAAGGGGGCTGTTACACCCCCTTGTTAGTTATTATTATGCACCCCAGTAGGTGATGTCCTCAGCAACGGCAATCTGCGCACCGAGATAGAAACGTGCACCGTAACGAACGTTTTGTGATCCATCCAAGTTTTGCATGTCAAGGATGAATACTTCGTTCATCTGATTCTCTTGCCATGTACCAAGCATCAAGTTCGACTTCTGAGCAAACACGATGTTGTTAGCAGGCATACCAGGGCATACTGCGATTTCGTACATACCGACAAAACGCTTCTGTACTTCTGGTCCTGCGGTTGCATACCATCCGTTGCCGTCAGCGATTTGAGCCTGCATGTAAGCTTCCCAAGCAGCCTGACCCATGTAGATGATTGGCTTTTCAGCAGCACCTTTAACAGCAGCAGGAGCAGTTGTGATTACATCCCAAATAGTAGCGATGATGTTAGTGCTATCAAGTGCACCTGAACCCGCAGATACAGCACCTGAACCACCTGCCTTAATCAAAGTCAAGAATCCGTCGTACTGACCAGCAGTAGCGTTAACACCTGACCACATGATTGTTTCGTTGTTGTTGGCAATACCGCTCACCAAACGCTCAACAATAGCATCTTGGATTTGGGTATTTACACGGCCTGACATTACATCAGCAGCAGACCAGTCTGTAAAGAAATCTTTTTTACAGATTTGGCGCTGAACTTGGAACTCTTCCAAAGTCAAGATGCGCTCAGTCAAAGTGATTGTACCCGTTGGTGTAAAATCACAAGTGCCGGCGGCAAATGTTACAGTGTCATCAATTTTACGTGCTACTGATTTGTAAGGCACGTTTGGCTTGAGTGTAACGTAGCCCATAGACACGTTAGACAGCAAAGCCTTCTTTACGATTTCACCAGCTAATTCACCTGCATAGGTGGTGGTGAGTGAAGTTGTTGTTGGCATAATTATTTACTTTTTTATGAGGTGAATTATTTGCTTTGTTTAGCACGGATATTCTCCATGAAGTCAGCGAATGATGATCCATTCGATGCAACGACAGAAGCCGTGGTCTTTTTAAATTCTTGAGATTTTACGCTAGGAACGGCAGGGGCTTTTTTAACTGAAGCGAGTTCAGCTTTTACAGCTTCTGCATCATTTTTAGCAGATTCAACAGCAGCAGCGAGTTCAGTCTTTTCAGACTCAAGTGCTGCAATACGTTCAGACAGTTGACCGATTACAGCTACTAAATCTTCGCTGCTCATTTCAGTTGACTGTTCTTCTTTTTCGATTTCAGTAATAGTACCTTCTTCGCCTACGTAGACTTTGGTAACACCGTCCTCAAGGAGGTATTCGCCCGCAGGCACAGGCACTGGATTGCCTTCGGCATCTTGCGTGTAGATGTCAACGCCAACTGTCCACTCATCCGCAGTTGAGTAGATTTTAGTGCCGTCAGCAAGTGTGCCTTCTACGGCAAACTTCACTTCCGTTGCAGGAGCTTCGGCTGCGTTAGCTGATTCATCTTCAAACTTGATACCTAGTGCAGATGGTTCAATGTTGTATTTAGCAAATACAGCTTTGATTTGATTTTTGATATCTGACATGTTGGTAATTTTGCTATTGTAGCAAAACACCCATTTTGTTGCATGCAGATTTGTGACTACATTAGCCTCACAAAATCAAAAAACAATGAAAGCACAGCCACAAACAAAAGACATGCGCATCGGTGCACGTGTCACTGAAAAAGAGTACAACAAAATCACAAAGCTTGCAAAGCAGCATAAGCTTACAGTTGCCGAGTATGTGCGGCAATCTGCTTTGAGTAGTTAAGGGTTAGATTTAGAAAGAAAAAAGGGAGCACGTTTGCCCCCTTTTTTTTTACCTTAAACACTGAATGCTATAAACCAAAACTCCTTAGAGAGGTGGCTAATATAATCACATCGCGTTAACTACCAAAGTAGCGACGTCATTTGCAGGATTATTATCAGGCTGACCGTTCACACTTACCACGCTGACCCTGTAAGTCTGAGGATAAGTAGTCCCGGCAGGTGGATACATCACATTACCCGAACTTCTGCCTTGTGCAGGTGCGATTGTCTCAACTCTATCCCATGTACCTGTGCGACCTGCAAACTCCCACTTCAATTTGTAACTTGTTACAACGGAAGCACCACGATTCACAATTCGAATGCCACAGCGCACACGTCCAGCATCGAGCCAAGTGTAACCTGTTGGAGTGATTTCCAAGTCATAGTTACCAACTGGAATAGGAGCGTTAACCGTAATTGATGTTTGAGCTATGTTATCGCTTTCATTGCTTTCCATATGGCTAGCTTGCACGTCAATGTATAGATTAAACTTGCCTACACCCGTGACATTGTTTGGCACGGTATAGGGCAGCGTGCCTGTGAACAATACCTGCCCCTTTGGGATAGTAACATTGCCCGTGTAGAAAGTCGACTTGGATCCATCAGGACGCACAAACTCAACTGCAATATCTGTTACCGTGTCAACTGTGCGAATCTTGTCAAGCTGCACCGTGTAAGTTACTGTTATCTGCGAACCTTGGTTAGTAGATGCAGGTGAGGCAATAGTTCCAAATATGTTGTAGAGTTCACTAGGTGGTGGAGGTGGCGGCAATTCACCACTTTGAGCCTTTACGATTGCAGCGTATAAATCCACAACGCCGTAACCGAGTTCAAGCGATTTGCCATTCGCATCATACACATAACCGCCACTCTTTAATGCAGTGCTAGCAATGATGTCCGTCACTTGCTTTTCAGTTAGTGAAGGATTAGCAAGTATAATAGCAGCAGCACAACCAGCCATAACAGGACAAGCAGCAGATGTTCCGCTGAAATTAGTATAGTTTGAATCAGGTTTGTAACCTGCCGCGCCAGTGCGGTCTGTCGTCGGGCAAGCCACACCCGGAGCTGCTGCAAAAAGTTTAGTTCCATAGTTAGAGAATCCTGCGCGTGTGTTGTTTTGTGCAGATGCACCAACGGCATGTACCATCGGCAATCCTGCGGGATTAATGTTTACGGTCGATGAGTAATTGTTACCACTTGATGCAAAGACGCATATGCCTTTGCCATTACGCCCCGTGTTTTTAGCCGTTGTCAGCGCATTGGCAAACATCGTGTACGTATTACCACCGCCCCAACTCATAGAGATAGCAAGGCAGTTTGGGTTAGCAATAGCCTTATTCACCGCACGTGTTACGATTGTGTCCGATGTAAAGAAACCACCACCGCTATTTGAGTTCATTGCGATGTGCAGGAATTGCACCTTGAGTTTGTTGTTACCGATTGAACTCACTCCGATATCATTCCCAGTCTTTGCACAAATCAATCCGCTGCAAGGTGTGCCATGCTTTTCAAATTCGCTAATAGGCCGCACATCCGCCGTATCAAAAACACAGTTCCAAGACTTATCGCTAATCGTGCCTACCAAATCCTCATGATCTACATCACACGCCACATCCAATACAGCTACCTCACCATACGCATTTGCCGGTATGAGTGACCATGCCTCGGTTGCACGGAAGTTTTGCAAGTGCCATTGCGCAGGAATTGACAGTTCAGCCGTAGCCTCGAATGGTTGGATGTAATCAGGCTCCACGCTAATGAATAACTTACTACGCATTAACGCCTCGTAGAACTCATCAAAGGATGAAAATGCAGGCACTTCCACAAAGATTGTTTTAGTTGCCTCAAATGTCTCTTTAACTTCAACTTGTTTAAGTGATAAGAACTCAAGTGCCGACTTGTAATCGTTGGCAATACAGATAGCAAGTCCACTGTGTATCTTTTCCAGTGATCTATCTACCTCGTTGACCTGCGATACTTTGGCAGCATCGACCGCAACAGGATTCTCATCTTCAAAGACCACGATGCCGAACGGTTCAAACACCGCTGCCACATTGCTCTTTGTTTTGTTTTTTTCAAAAGACTTCTTGTCTTTGAACTTGACTGCATTTATTTTCATTTGTTGGAATTTACATTGCTCAATAGTTGGTCAATCTCCAGCAGCAATTCAGCCTCGTAGTTCTTAACGCCACTCATCGCCACGCCTACCTCGTTAAAGAATCCTTCAATGCTGTAACCTTTTATCTTGCCTTCCTTCACGTCATTCCATACATGCTCCTCATCCACTTTAGTACCGATAAACCATGTACCATCGGGCAACTCAGGCAGTCCGAGTTGCAATGATTTGTCTTGCTTGCCTTCTTTCAGCCATGACTCTACAACCGTAACACCCGTTACTGGTATCTCATGCTGCAAGTTTGTTGTGTGTTGCAGATTCTTTTTAAAGAACTGATGGGCGATAGCTTGCACTGTGGCCTTTTCAAAGTACACATAGTAAGGTTCGCCCTTGTCATCATAGCGCAGTATCTCTTTATCAGGGATGAGTGCAGGGCCATATAGCATTCTCCGCTCATCATTAATCGCACTCAGCTGCATTTTAGAAAGTGCAATCCAATTTTCTTCAATAGCAGGGCTATCTACTAAGCCCATTGCCGTAATACCTAGACGGCCTTCTTCATCTATCACACACTTAACTACTTTTCTCTTTTCCATTTTGTTTTTGTTTTAAAGGTTATCCTAATCGTGCTAAGTCTTCGACCTTTTGCCTTACTTCCTGCTGCGAAGCTACATCACCAGCAAGCACAAATGCACGTGGTGTTAATTGCTCTGGTCTATCATTGATGAACTGCGCTGCGAGTGGGTTGAACTGTGCGGGCTGTGTCTCAGCACCACCACCACCGCCTACTGATGGTGTACTTACAGTGTCATTACCACCACCACCACCGCCACCAAAGGTCGAGTTTTTAATCTTAATAATTTGTGCAAGACCTAATGCCGCTGCAATAGATGCTTCAAAGAACTGTTGACCAGTAGCAAGTTTAATTGGATTACCCCCGGCAGTAAGTGCACCTGTTACAGCGGATGCAGTTTGCACAGTGGCCGCACCAATTGCAAGTGCCTTGTCTGTTTTAAACTTCTTACGCGCGTCACGTTCGCTGTTCTTTGTTGATGCGTCACTGAATGCTTGCAATACGCTAATGGCACTTTGCGCAAGTTGTAGTCCCTTCTGAAAACTCTCTTGGCGTATTGCCACCTTTTGTTCTTCGCTTTGCTGTGTTGATGTTACTTGTGCAGCATTGCTAGATGCAACCACCGCAGCAAGTTCATCTTGCCACTTCTTTGTGATTTCTGTCGTATCTAATCCCGCAGCTTCAGCAAGTGCAATTAGTTTTTCATACTTCTGACTAATGGCAAGTTCTTCTTTTTCTTGCGCTGTCAATCCTGCCACATATTCTGCATCTTGCAACTGTGCAAGTTCATTGTAGTATTGATCTGCGGCCGCTAGTCTTTTTTGCTGTTCCTTTAGTGCCGCATCGGTCTTTGCCTTTTCAGCATCTTCAAAGTTCTTCAATATCTCTTGGAACATGGCTTCTTCTTCTGCGGCAAGTTCCTGTTCGGCCTTTAATCTTTTGTCCGCTTCTGCTTTTGCATCCGCTGCACGTTTTTCAGCACGTGCTTTGTTCTTTGCATCTTCTTGGTTTAGTATTCCGTCACGTTGGTTGTTAAGTTGCACCAAAGTTTTTTCCGCTTCCTTCAATGCAGCCTCACCATCTTTCTTGACTTGCTCCGGGTCAAATACTTTTTTAGTGATGAAGTTGTTGACGTCTTCAAATACCGATGTAATGTCTATCTTTTCTACATCCAGTCCTAACTTGTTGAGCACAGTGATAGCACCATTGACAAAGTTTTGAAAGAACTCAGCAAGCTTGCGTTGTGGCAATGTGACAAAGTCAAGAAAGCCCTTGAGATATTCCGCATTGCGTGTGGCTGCGTCAACTTGAGACTTCAGTTGTGCACGTGCTGTTTCAATTACAACTTGCTGTTCAAGTATAGCTGTATCGAGTGCTTTTAACTTGAGGTCGGTTATCTGCTTTTCAGTTAGTCCCTGACGCTTTAATGATTCTTCAGCCTGTCCGATTGCATCTACTTGCTCTTTTGCTAATGTGGCACGTTCCTTTTGCACATCCAGTGCCTTTGTTTCGGCATCAGTCACGCCGTCAACAAGTGACAATAATTCTTCCGCATACACAATAGCAGCGGCAATGGCCGCACCAATTAAGAAAATCGGGTTAGTCAATAGTGCTTTACCAACGGATGCAAATGCACTGCCTATGCCTTGAATACCTTTTGCAATATCACCTGGCTTAACCTGCCCGATGTTTACGGCTAACTGTTTTGCACCTTCGGCCGCACCTTCAAAATCTAAGTTGGCAATACGTGAGGTGACCAGTCCTAGTGATCCACCAACACGCTCAAATGCACCACCCGCCTGTGTACCTACGGCTTCTGCCGCATCACTGATACGGTCTTTAAGTTCACCCGCTGCCGCTGCGAGTTCACGATATTTTGCGCTATCAGGGTCAGTGGCCGCAAGCTGTGCTTGTAATTCACGCAGCTGTGCCTTAAGTGATTTGGATGATGTAGCAACTTCATTCTCCGCCGCTGCGACATTATCAAAGGACTGCGCAGTATTGTTAACCGCCGACGATGTGGCGTTAATTTGCGTGTTCAGTTCCTTCAGGTTCTGCTCACTTTCGGTAGTGTCAATTACAAACTTTTTTACAATAGTATCTGCCATGTTCAAAATAGGTTATAGATAGCGATGCCAATTAGTGATAGCAAGAATATGCGCCATGTCCACAGCGTGACCTTCCATAGCATGCGCTGCCACGGCTTTAACGCTTTATTGTGCTTAGTGTTTGGCGTTACTCCTGCCCTGATGTAGTCCATGCTGTGTTTAATTTGTGTGCTCATCGTACTGCCGTATATGTTAATGTGAGTGTGGTAAAAAATGTATAAGGATAGCCACTGCCTGTTGTGACTATTTCAATCCGGTGTTGTGTGGTGTCGGTAGTGGTGTCAATGTTGATTGCAAAGTTCACAGTGCCGAATCCGTTATCTTCATTGATAAGTATTGCACCCGTTGACGCTGTGATGCTTCCTACCTTTTGAAAAGTCACCATGAACAAACCATTGTAGGTAGTGCTAAGTCCTAAATCAGTGACGTTGACATGCAAAAGCACCGACCAAAAGCTGTCATCTGGTATGGATAGATGTGTGCCCGTATTGTCGATTGTTGGCTGTATAATGTCACCACTTATAGCAAGTGCATCTTTGCTACCAAACATGATGATACCATACTGCGTGCCACCTTCATTTTGCGAACGGTCATCTAGCTTCCATCCACCGCCTAAATGAAAACCACTTTGTGAGGTCAGCACATTTTTACCTACCATGCTATTACCCCGTACTTCTGCATCGAGTTTGAGCGTGTCACCAACGGCTAACGTGTTGTTGTTACCGTCTACTATACTGAGTGCAACGCCTTGTTGCACACTTCGCGTATTACCATCAATCGATGCAGGTGCTGCATTGCGTGGAATCGGTGCTGTGTTAGTACCAGTGATGCCGTTTGAAGGTCTGTCACCGCCTTGATTGAAGGCATAGCACTCTGCTTCGCTCTCACTCCATGAATAGCCATAACGCACACAACAGCTTTGTGTCGATGCTACGGGGTCACCGTTTCCATCTACAAAGTTTACAATTCCATTGGTGCTAATCGTGCCGGGTGTAGATGAGCAGTCAGCCTCCGTGCGCAGATACTTCATAAGCTTCACGCGAGTAGACTCGAAGTTGCCCACCTTGTAGTCGGTCACCTCAAGAATGCGCCACTGCGCACCGTTGACAAAGATGATGTCGTTGAACTTGAAGGTGAGGATGTCCGACAGATCAAGTGCAAAGTATGCCTCCATGATTCGCGCATTGGGCGAGTAGAGTTCATTCATCGCATTACGCCAATACAAGTTAAATAGGTTGTTGTATGGATTAGCAACGATTGAGAATGGCGGTACTTCAGGTGCCCAGTTCAAATCGTAATCATCGAGTTCAGCAATGGTGCTGCTGTAATTGCACAGCGTTGGTATTGCAGTTGTAACTGATGCCTCAACTCCTGCGCTGTCATCAAACACTTGCACGTTAACAGCTGTTGCGCTAAACAAACAGCGAGGCCCAGGCACTACAAATTCATTCTTATCACTGATGAACTGAGGAATCACTGTGTTAGTGCCGGGTATGTTGCCGCATGGCGTTGAGCGTGTGATAAGCTGCACGCTGTTGTCACCTGTTGTGAATTCACTTGGTGCAATGTCAGGATTGACCGTGTAGCCTTCTGCTTTGTAATCACCATAGATGCGGCCATTGTCTTTGTACAACTTAGACAAGTAATCTTCACCCGCTGTGTACGTGAATGTAGTCTTGCTCTTTTGCAGTTCTACGGTGCTATATATCGTGATGTCTTTGCTGATGTCTAGCTTTGCATTCCAATCTTTCTCATCACCACTACCGATGTAGCTGTTGTATGGGACAACGCTTATCTTTTTAGGATTGATTCGGTCAGGCACAATAGCACAGTTGTGCATCTTAATCACATCACTCAAAAAATCAATTTGACGCATGTCAGGTGCATTCAAATTATAGATGAATGTTGCACCGTAGTTAAATCGTGTGCCTACCAATTCAATCAATGATGAACCTAAGTCACCACTGCCGGGTAATATTGTTACAGTAGCCGTACCGCTATTCACGCCATTAGCAGCAAATACTTCGTAACGAAATGCAAATTCTACTGTATCTCCGCCAAGCAAATTCAAACCTGTGGTGAAATCAATATTTATACTGCCTTCATACTCCCATGCATTAAAGTATTGTGGCGTGCCTCCATTGATTACAAAATAAAACTTGAAACTAGTGCGAGCACCTGCGCCACCATAGCCTGTTGATTGAACATTCAGCGCAATGTGGAATGTATAAAGACCTCCACCAGGTGCGGTGTATACTCCAGTTGTCGGGTCATAGTTGCTGTTGTTGTCGAATGCTTCGGATACAGGTGCATAATATTGGTATGCACTAATTGCACCACTGCCTGTTGCGGGCATTGTAATAGCACTACCGTTATAGCCACGGAATGCATACTGCGCACCTAAGTCATCAGTATCTAAATAGCTTTTGTTTATCCAAGGCATGTAGTAGCCCGCGAGTATTCCAAGCAATGAACCCGCCTCAAGTTCAAAGCCTGCATCTGCAAAGATTTGTTCTAACAAGTAATCCCATCGCACAGCGGGTGTAAGGTCAGCCGCATATAGCGGACGTGTGCTGTCAAGTATTGGGCGTGTATTTATCTGCCCTTCCTCACTCCATAGTTGCCCACGATCTATCAAAGTCCAAATACGTTCAGGCACTAAGCCTGTTGTGATGTTATCATAGTTAACTACCTCGTTGAGATTAGGCAAGTCATTCAGCGCAGCAAGTTTCTTTTCACCGATAGCCTTGTACAAGTCAGGCGTTTCAGCGTAGAAGGCAAGTTCAATCTCATTGAGTTTGCCTTGCTGTTGGTATATCTTACGCACACGCACGTAACCTTTCGCAATGGGCAGCGTATCAACGCGAATTTCAGCGGGTAGCTTGTAGTGGAAATAGTTGTTTACACCGCCTGAATAGTTGACATCGAATAGCGCACCAAGTGCGAGTTGGTTACGGTCTGTAACCGGCACACGAAACTCACGGCTGAATGCGCCTAACGCTTGGAAGTTGTTGAGGTCGGTGTACTGCCAGTTCTGTGATATGCTTTCGTTTTCGAAGAGGTCAAGAAAGTGCTCTTGTGAAGGCGTTCCAAGTATTGAAAAGTTAAGCGATTCACCTACGCTAGGTGTCCACCCTTCAAAGATGCAATCATTAGACAACGTTCCATCCCATGCCGCTGAAAGTAATTTGAATGTACCTATCACACCTGTAATGGTGCTAGTCACCGTGACGTTAAAACCAATGTATTCCGTAACGTTGTCGGCAATGAATACAGTGAATGTTGGAAATACACATGCACCTCCCGTGTATAACAGCTGAGTGTTACCTTCAGGGCTTTCGTTGCTGCGTACAATTAATGATACTTCTCCGTTCATGTTATGTCCAGTATTCGTTTGCGATTCTAACCTTCAAAGTCAAGTTGTATAGCTTGCCATCATACGTGCGCTTTTCAACGTAGGATGTGTCATCTATGTTCACAGCTACGTATGTGCCGTCATCATTAATTAGATGCACCTGATTACTTACAATCAAGCCGCGCAAGTAGATGAATTCATCTTGTGTGATATAGTCGGTTGTCACGGTCAATATGCGCTGCGCTAAGTTAGTGCGCTGATTTAGCCCGCGATCATTTGGATAGAAGATTGTCGGCGAACTATTGAACAGCGGACGCTTGTAAGTTTTACGGTCAACTTCAGTAGTATATTCTGACTTCTTTTTAAAGTTGAAGTATTCGTAACCGCCGCGAGCACCTACCCATGCAAGACGCACATTAGGCCAGTTGCATTCGCATTGCGTGCCATATACGCATTCATTCCAAAACACATAATCCCTAGTAACGGTGTTATTTCCAGCATCATTCAAAATACTCACAGTGTAATAACGCCAATTTGGATTTGAAGATGGACGGGCAATAAATAACCCTGTGCGATCATTCAAATTTGCAGGAAAAACAGGCAAGCCCTCAACGTTGTAATTGTTAAGATTGAACGATGATGCTACTGGTGGAAAGCCACCTGCTGGAATTAAGACCACAAGACACTTACCCGCTTCGTTATTAGCTAGCCAATCTTGATTACCCGGCACATACAATAAGCCGTAATCTTCTTCGCGTACTGGAATAACAACTTTACCCGCAGCGATTCCCCACTGACCGAACACAGGAGGGTATTTAGTTGTAGGCATGCGGTCGCTCATGACTAGATCTACATTGTCTGTATCAAGTGCAAACTTTACATTAGCCGCTCCCGTGTTAGGGTCAGGCTTATAACCGTCGGTAGGTTGGTAGTATTGATTGACTACTATGCTTTCATAACCATTAACAGAACTGCCTTCGGCCTCAGTCAACACGCCTCCAACTATCCACCATTCAGCAACCGAGAACGTAATGTTATTCCAAGCTGCTGTGTCGTTTAGCGTGCCCGTGTCTAAGTTATGCAACTGATCACCTTGCGCCTCGCGGTTGCGAAGTTGTATTAGCGATTGCAAATCGAAGTACAAACGCCCATCTATTGCAGGTGAGATGTAGAAATCAAACACCTGCCCCGTTGTGTAATTGGTAACGGTTACGCCGTATTGAAAGCCATCATTTGCAGTGTTAGTGCTCGATGCAACAATCATAAGCTTCTGCCCCCTTGCGCTCCATGTATTCGGCTGGTCTTCTATTGTTATTGCCATTATCTTAAGTTAAGTAGAAATCTTTGTTCAACACCTTTGGCGTATGCCTGAATTAGTTGCTCGCTGTAATCTTCCCATGTGTCATCAATTGCCTCCTGATAGTACGGCACGGGTGCTATACCATTTTCACCAATGCTCTTTGCAATGGCGTATGCTGCTGATTTAATTGCACTCTCGGTTGACTTGATAAATTCACCCTGCCTATTGCGCAGCTTGAGCGGTTTAATCTTTATCCACTTTTCAATTGCACTAACGGGCGGCATCTTTGCACCAGGCTTTCTTCCATACTCAATAACATCCGCATACCTGCCCGCATCACCTTTGACGGTAAAGTCAATAGTTGGCTTGTTGTAACGAATGCGCAGTTTATAGGTAAGTGAGTTGAGCAATGTACCAGATGCAACACGATTAACCACCTTACCACGCACACGGCGTTTTATGCGCAGGTTACTTTGCGCACGCTCTACGACCTTGGCCGCGTATTCGTTTAGTAGTGCCTCGTATTCGTCCATTACAATACCTCCTCAAATTCAATTATTGAACCTGCCCGCACAGTCAACGCCCCTGCCGTACCGCAACGAATTCTAAGCGTCACTGTACCGTTGGCAGTTGGCCTAATTATGCCATCTGCTGTACAAAGTCCGTTATTACTCGCCGCCGCGTTTGTTCCTGCATCATAGGCAAGGGCATTAAAAACGGCATTAGTAGTAGCAGCATTTGAAGCGGTGAAACGGTAGTTGTTAAACGTTGGAGAAGCTGGGCCTGTTAAACTAAAAGTCATTCCAGCACTGGCGGTAAAGGTTAACGTTGCCCGCCATTTATATGTTTTATTTGCCGTTACCGCGAAAGATAGCTCGGTTAAACTTTCAAAACCTGTACCTACGTTGGTATATGCCGCCGTCATGATTGCGCTGCTAATGCTTAAATCCGTCTTAATCTGTGCAAGCGTAAGTGCGCTAATTGTATTATCAGCATTAATGCGCAAATAACGCACAGCACTGGGATTGGGCAGCGTTGCAAGATTAGTACCTACCGTAGTTAGTCCGATGTTATCTTGCTTGCCATTGAATGTAGACCAATCGGCACTACTTAATGCACCGCGATTTGCAGCACTCGCAGTTGGCAGGTTAAACGTGTGTGTGCTTCCTGCGCTACTAATTGCAAAGTCAGTCCCGGATGTACCAACGGCAAAGTTTTGCGTGCTTTCTGTTAGGCCATTCAAAGAACTAAGGCCGATTGCGTAAGTAGTATGTACCTCGCCAATCTTGCCATCCTCAGTATAAAGCGTTACGGTCTTACCGTTTGTATTTGCTATATCAAATTCTAGGGCAATACGGTCAGTTGCAAGTGTTACAGTTGATGGTACGGATATAGTGAAACTATACAAGTCAGGTACATTGCCGTTAGTTATTTCTTCCATAGTGGAAGTGGCAATAAGCGTGAATGTGCTGCCGTTGTATGTATATAGCTTGGCGTTTATCTGCGCATGGTTTGCGCCTCCGCCTGTCTCACTTAAGTACACATCGATAGTCCATACACCCGCAGGTATTAC